TGAACAACCTGGCGAGGAAGGCCATCACGGCGGGCGGGGCTGCCTACCAGACACTGCGAATCGAGTACATGCCGTACTCGGCCACCAATGCCTACGTCGGCTTCTTCGTCGATGGCGTCTTGTGTGCTCAGCACGATTACATCTTCACATCGGCGACCGAGATGCAACTGGCGTTCGGCGTGAAGAACGGCGGAGCGAACAACGAGACGCTCAACGTGGATTACGTTTCTTGTACTCAGAGCCGCTAAGGCGAAAGGGACAGTCATGGTCAATGTCAAGGCCTTGCGGCGGTTGTACGAGGCGGCTCAACGTGATGGGCAGCCCGAGCGGTTCCATCAGGATCTCGCGGAAGGTCTGCGGAAGAAGGAGTTGCGATTCAGCGACTTCTCGATTCGTGCTCTCTTCGAGAACTTCGTCGAGGATGGCCGGGAACTCGTCGGCCTGTACGATCCTCGGTCGAACGGCAATACCGAACTGCGGGAGACTGCCTCTCTCGTGGCTTCGAGCCAGTTCGCCAAGATCAGCGGGCAGTTGCTGTACAACGCCATCATGGCGGAATACCAGCAGGAGGCGTTCGTGTTCAGCGGTCTCATCCCGACGATGAGCACGCAGTTCAACGGCGAACGCATCCCCGGCATCAGCAACATCGGCGACGAAGCCCTCGTTGTCGATGAAGGCCAGCCCTACCCGAAGGCCGGGGTTAGCCAGACCTACATCGACACGCCGGTCACCACCAAGCGTGGGCTGGTGGTCGAGGTGACGAAGGAAGCGATTTTCTTCGACCGGACTGGTGTCCTGGAGCAACGCTGCCGCAAGGTCGGCGAAGCCTTGGGGCTCAACAAGGAGAAGCGGGCCATCGACTGCGTGGTCGATGAGAACGTGACCGACCACCGCTACCGGTGGCGGGATACGACCATCGCCACCTACGGCGACAACTCGGGGTCGCACACCTGGGACAACCTCGCGGCCACCAATGCTCTGGTCGATTGGACCGACATCGACGCTGCCGAGCAGTTGTTCTCCGGCATCCTCGACCCCGAGACCGGCGAGCCGATCTTGATCAATCCTTCGCACCTGATCTGCACGCGGCAGCTTCTCTATACTGCCCGTCGGATCATCAATGCCACGGAGATCACGGTCACCACTCCGGGCTACGCGACCAGCGGCAACCCGACCGAGACGAAGACCGGGAACCCCATCGGCAACTACACGATTGTCTCGACGAACCAGTTGGCTGCCCGGATGGCGACCGACACTTCGTGGTTTCTCGGGGATCCGCGAAAGGCGTTCGCCTACATGGAGAACTGGCCCCTCACGGTGGTGCAGGCTCCCGCGAACAACGAGGCCGAGTTCACCGCCGATGTGGTGATGCGGTTCAAGGCGAGCGAGCGGGGGGCCTACGCGACCCTCGACCCGAGGTACATGGTCAAGTGCACGGCCTAACGTCCTGATCTGGCCGACCATCAATCGCACCCGTCGGCCTCCCCCGGCGGGTGCGTTGTTTTTGAGGAGAGATGAATGTCGAAGTCAAAGAAGCCAGTCGAGTCGGACGTCGTGCCAGTCGTGCCCGTTTCGGCTCCCGTTCCGAAGCCCGCTGTGGTGCGTCTCGTGGGCTGGCGGCTGCGTCCCGTGGGGTCGGTCGGGGAATTTGTCGAGGTCATCGCCGACAGCGTAGAAGACGCCATCCGGGCATTTAACGGGCTGGCCAACTCGGGCCGGTCGCCGCTGACCGCGAAGAAGCTGGAGATCTTGCCTCCGGGGTCGAGCGATGGCAACTGACGCCGAGAACATCGTGGCTATCCGGTCGGCCCTGTATGCTGCTCTGGCGACCGAGGCGGCGAACCCGAAGCCCAGCTACAGCATCGATGGGCAGAGCGTTGACTGGAACGGCTACCGGGCTGCTGTGCTCAAGCAGATTGCCGACCTGAACGGCCTGCTCGCGACAGCCTCGGGGGCCTTCGAGGAACTGGGGGAGGCGACGACGTGACGCTCAACATCGCCGGGGACTACACGATCTGGGACGGCGGCGAGACCGTGACGCTGCGGCAGTTGCGGGCGGACGGCTCGGTCTCATCGACCGTGGATAATGCATCCTCGGGCGTGGTCTCGCAGACGCGGGGTAACTACCAGGGGATCGAGATCACCGGAGACGAGCGGTCGTGGTCGCTGAACTCAACGCAGGTCGGGACTCGCGGCGTGATTGTCGATGACATCATCGAGGACGCGGCGGGGAACACATGGCGGGTGCTGTCGAGTGAGCAGCGCACGCTCGATACGCGGTGGTACTGCGTCTGCCGAAAGCAGCTCTAATGGCGATTCTGTTCGACATCCTGACCGAACTCCAGAAGCAGGTGCAAGCCCTCGACCTGCCCGGCATCCCCCCGGGGAACGTCGTGCTGTGCCAGGTTCCGGCGGTGGAGATCGCTCGGATGAACTCGCAGCAGTTGCCCGCCGTGGTGATTGCACCATTCGGGGCGGAGACCGTGGCCCCGCAGAGCAATCTGAAGGACGATGTGATCTATCCCGTCCTCGTGGCAATCGTCGCCTCCACAAAGATCACGGCGGAGAACGTCAACGAGAAGCAACTGGCCGACTTTGACCAGCGTCTCGCGTGGCGGCAGACGATCCGGCAGGCGTTCTCGTCGCAGCGGCTCACCCAGTCGCTCGTGCATCAGATCGGCGTGCAACCCCTCCAGATCGTCGACCCCACGGCATACGCTCGGGACCTGTACGTCTCGGGATTCCTGCTCAGGCTCACCAATCGCGAGGGTCGCACGTGATCGCCATCGACGCGGGCGGGGCTCCCGACCGGTTCTTCGCCATCGCCTCCCAGGTGGACGAAGACCCGACGGACCTTCTCGATTCTCTCGTGCCGATCCTGCAGGCGGGGGAGCGGGAGATCTTTCTGTCCGAGGTCTCCCCTGGTGGCATGCCGTGGGAGGAGTTGTCGCAGGTGACAATCGACCGCAAGGGCTTCTCGAAGATCCTCGTGCATACCGGGCGATTGTATGAATCGGTGGTGACTCCGAACGGCACGTCAGATACGATCTGGGAGACGAGTGCGGACCCAGCGTATCTGATCTTCGGGACATCGGTGCCATACGCGAAGTACCACCAGACCGGAACGCGACGCATGCCAGCGAGGCCGTTCATGGGCATGAGCCGCAAGACAGAGCAAGAGGTCGTCAACGCGGTGGCTGACGCCGCAGTCAAACGCATCACGAAGGAGAGATGACATGGGGTCAATGGGTCATCAGTCGCGACTGTCTCTGGCAGCAGGCGGCACCGCGATCGGATCGTACACCGAGGCTTACGAGTTCCTCGCCGAATCGCTCCGCAAGCAGTTGACCATCGTGGACACTGCCGGACTGCGGGGGACACGCTCGCACCCAGCAGAGCGGACACGCGACGGCACCTACGCTATCGGTGGCGGGCTGCAATTCCACGCCACCCCCGCGATGCTCGACTTGTTGCTGCCTCGCATCTTGGGGGCGAACGAGGCCACCGACGTCTTCGCTTTGGCCGAGACTCTGCCCGAGTTCGACGTGCTCATCGACCGCGTGGCGAAGCGGTTTGTGTACGCTGGCTGTCAGGTGAATCGAGCAACCTTCCGGGCGGCTGCTGGTGGCCCACTGGAACTCGACCTCGACGTGATCGGTAAGACGGAAGTCGTCTCGGCGACCGCGTTTCCCTCGATCACGGCTCCCGTCGATCCGCCTTACGTCTGGCAGGATTGCGTCTGCACAGTCAACGGGTCGGCCCGCGTTGTGACGCAGTGGGACCTGACCATCGACAACGCACTCAACGCGAGATTCTCGAACTCGCAGACTGCGACCGACATTCACTCGACCGATCGCATCGTCACCGTGAATCTGACGGTTCCCTACACGTCGTCCGAGGTGGACCTGTACGGGGTCAACACCGGGGGGGCAGCGGCGGCTACTTTCGTGTTCACGAACGGCAACTACTCGACGACGTTCTCGATCGCGAAACTCCAGATTCCTGATCAGAGCCCGGTCGTTGATGGGCGAGGAGAGATCCTATTGCAACTTCAAGGCGTGGCGAAGCAGAGCAGCACGACGAAGGAACTGGTCATCACCCACGACAGCACCGCATGAGTGGACAGACGCGGGCGCAGTTGTGCGAGCTGTGGGTGCGGTTGGGCGGGATCGAAGATCGCGTCGGGCCGAAGGCGTTGGGCGATCTGGTGCGGGCCAGGTCAGAGCTTTATCGAATCCTCTGTGAGGCGGAATGATGGTGCTGACGGCATTCGTGGACGATGGCTACACGCGAGACGGGCGGATTGCCGAAGCGGCTGGGCGGTGGCCGGAGATCAATTTCGCTTATCGGCCTGCTGACGCCTCGCAGTTCACGGAGCAGGTCGTTCGGGGCAAGCACCTGGACGATGCCGCGTGGCACAAGTTCGTGGCCGAGAGACTGGCGAAGAATCTGGTCTCGTGGGACATCCGCAACAGCAAGGGCGAGTCAGTGCCGATCACTGCCGAAAACCTGATGCGGTTGGTTCACCCCGTGTTGATGCGGATCTACTCGATCATCAACAGCACCGAGGCGAGCGACGACGCGGGAAACTGGCAGCGGGTGTGAGGCTGGCCATCCTCCACCCAGGCATCGCGTGGCGTGACTGTGCGGACTGCGAGACCCATGTCTACGACGAGAAGACAGGGCGACGGATGGAACATGGCGGGAAGCCGATGAAGCGACCCAAGGGCAACCTGGCACCGTGCAGGACGCGGGCGAATGGCTGCCCGAAGGGGACGCCGGAAGCATCGCGGGCGTTGAACGAGCGGAACCAGCGAGCCTATCAGCATTACCTCGAATGCCGTGCCGTCAACCAGTGGCCCGACGATGGCATCGTGCGGCGGAATGCGTCGATCATCCGGCAAGTGATGGACGCGTGCGAACAGGAACTTAACCTCTTGGGGAAGGTCGCGAATGGCTGACGGCAGCAGGGACGTCACGATCAAGATTCGCCTCCAAGCCGAGGGGCAAGCCGACATCCGCAAGGGCATCGAGGAAGCGGTGTCGAAGCCCGCGAAGATCGCCCAGGGCGAGATGGGCAAGGTTCGCTCTTCGACCGTGGAAGCAGCCCGGGGGATCGCCGAGATCGGCAAGGCGTCGGATGCGGTCTATCAGAAGATGACGACCGCTGAGACCCGCATGGCAGCGATGCGGCGGGACGAGCGGATCAAGGAACTCAAGGCCACGAAGCGCAACGCTGAGGAGGAAATCCAGCTTCAACAGTTGACCGCCGAGAAAGCGGCACAAGCTGAAGAGCAAGCGACGCGGTTCCGCAAGATCAAGTCGGCGGAGCGGCTGGCGATCTACAAGCGGGAGAAGGCCGAGGAAGTCAGGCTAAACGAAGAGGCTGAGTCGAAGAAGCGGGCGAGTGAGGCAGCGACCGCCAAGTTTCGCAAGATTGCAGTCTCGGAACGGCTGGCAGCGTTCAAGCGCGAGAAGGCCGAGGAAGCCCGCGTCAACGCTGAGGCCGACGCCAAGTCAAAGGCAATGGAAGCGGCAGCGACGAAGTTTAAGGCGATTCGCTTGTCTGAGCGTCTCGCGGCATTCAAGCGGGCCAAGGCCGAAGAGGTGCGGCTGGAGAAGGAAGCCGAGGCGCAGAAGCGAGCGGCTTCTGGCGGGCCGGGATTCTTCAGCGAGCAGAAGGGCGGCTTTGCCCGAGGTGTTGCGGGTGCAATGGCGGCACCGGCTGCCATTGGTCTCGGGGCTCAGTTCGCCAACTCCATCGGCGACACGCTCAAGACCATCGCGGCTGTGGTGCGTGGCGATGAGGAGGGGGCGAAGCGGTCGCCTCTCTACATGGCGGGCGTGAACTTTTGGGAGGGCGTCAAGGAGTTCTCGGAGTCCACCGGCATCTTCCGCGATCTGCTGCCGAAGATCCTGCCCGACTTCCTGCAAGACGAGAAGAAGCGGAAGGCTGAGACGCTCAAGGAGGACGAGTCGAAGGCGTTGACGCTGCAAGAGCAACTCAACGAGATGATCTTGAAGCGGACGCGGGCCGAACGTGACTTGCTGGCCGCAGAGAAGCAGCGCATCGAGGCAGCTCGGCAAGAGTTCGGCCTGATGACTCAGCCCGAGCAACAAGCCATTTCCAACATCGCCAAGAAGATCCAACAGGGGGGCATCCAGGCACTGACCGGGCCGGAGCTGGAGCAGGCCCGGGGATTTCAGGGCTTTGCTGGTCTCATCAGCGAGCAGGCCAAGCAGGCGGCGGGGGCTGGCGGATTCGACGCGATCCTGGCGGCAACCGGAGCGGCCAAGCGGGCGGCGGATCTCGAAGCTAAGATTGCAGCCGAGGTGAAGAACACGTTCAATCTGCAAATCGATCCCGCTGACTTGGCGAACCAGTTGGAAGAGAAGATCAAGCCAGCGTTGGCAAAAATCGAAAACGAGATGATCAAGAAGCTTCAGACCGAACTGAAGAACACTGAGACACGCATCCGACAGGCTCAGGCGATCCCCCTGCAATGATCCTCCGCTACGGTTCCTACACGCACGCAGACGCCGAGGTCTCGGTGTCGATCAGCAAGCAGCCGACCTTTAACACGATCGGTCTGCGGAAGGGCTATATCGAGCGGTGGCAGGTTCGCGGGATCCTGCATGCGGCAGACGCAGACACGCTCAGGACCGCGATAGAGACGCTCGAAGCGGGCTATGGTGCCGATAACTACGACCTCGTGCTGTACGCGTCGGATGGCGTCACAGTGCGTCATGCGATGCGGAACGCGGGCTCCCCGGGTGGCGTGCGGGTCATGCAGTTGGACTACCCCGAGGGCGACGGGGCCGAGTACACGACGTACCGCACCTATTCGATCTCGCTCGAAGCCGAGTACCTGACTCAGTTGGGCGTCGAGTCATACACCGAGACCTACGACTTCTCGGGTGGTGGCGAGGCGTGGGTCATGGTCGAGACAATCACCGGGCCACCGCTGCGGCAGACTGTGCGGCAGCAGACCCCGTACCGATGCACTCAAAGCGGGTCGAGCGTGGGCGGTGGAGCGAGACCGTCACCGCCTCCCCCGGCGTTTCCCGGCGTCGAGCATGTCAACGAACGGCGGATTACCTACGGGACCCCGCAATTCCTGCGCAACGGCAACATTCAGTACCCTCTTTCGTGGTCGTACTCGTTCGAGTCGGCGACTCCACTATTTGCTCTTCCCCCTGGGTAACGCATGGCTACAAGACGATGGACAGGCAACGCTCTGGCGATCGCCCAACGCGAGACGATCACAATCGGCGGGACGTGGGTCGCCAATGACACGCTCACTGTGACATGCAACGGGCGGGACCTGGTGTTGACCATCGGCACCACAGTCACCACGACGCAGATTGCGACCGAACTGGCGGCAGCACTGGGCAGCACCAGCAGCACGCTCGGGACCAACTACTCTGCAAACGAACGCGGGCCGAACATCGCCGAATTCCGCGAGTTCGTGGCGGGGGACACCGCACCGGCGGCGAGCGGCTCGACAGTCATTCTCTATGGGAAGACGAAGGGCAAGCCGTTCACGATCACCGTGGCGAAGTCGTCTACCTCGGGGACTGTCTCGACGGCAACGACGATCTCGGCGACCGGGCCGAACCACTTCGACAATGCGGACAACTGGAGCGGGGCAACCGTGCCGGTGGACTCCGACGATATTGTCTTCGATTCGGGCTCTACCCCGCTCCTCTACGGTCTCTCTCAGGGGACTGTGACTCCCGCGTCAATCACGATCACGCTGGGCTACACCGGCAAGATCGGTCTCGCGTCGATCAACGTGGACGACACGGCCTATCCCTACAGCGAGTACCGGGAACGATTCTTGATCCTCTGTGCATCAGGGGACTCGCTGAATACGGCAGTGACCATCGGCGGGGGCGAGGGTCTCGGGGCGTCGCGGATCAACCTGGACTGCAACACAGGGCAGGCGACAATCGCGGTCCTTGGCTCGGGGCAATCTGAGGTGTCCAGCGTGCCCGCTGTGTGCCTCAAGGGAACGAACGCGTCCAATGTCCTGTCCGTTTCCCGAGGCTCTGTGGGCGTGGCCCTGCTCGCTGGGGAATCGGCGACCGTGGCGACGCTGAACGTGGGCTACAGGACCAATCAGGCGAGCGATGCGGTAGTGACCTGCGGGAGCGGGGCAACGCTCACGACGATCAATCAGAGCGGCGGTGTACTGACCACGGCGTCGGCAGTCACCACGCAGAATCTAACGGGTGGCGAATGGGTGCATCTGGCGGGGGCTGTCACGACGGCCAATGTGGACGGCGGAGCGTGTCGATACCGGGCAACAGCGACTCTCACGACGGCAGTTGTGGGCGGTGCGGGGGAGCTGGACTTCCGCCAGGATCCACGCTCGCGGACAGTCACGAACTGCGACATCTTCGAGGGTTCGATTCTGCGAGACCCGGCTGGTACCGTGACGTTTACGAATGGGATCGACCTGAATCGGTGCGATCTCCAGACGGTGACGCTACAGATTCCGCAGCATAAGCGGTTGACCCTCGGGGCCATCTCTTGAGCCTATTCACTGTCAGTTATCCCGGCGTGCAGGCGGTCATCTCGGGCAGCTATACGCTGTCGCGGGGATTCGCTCCGGGCTCGATCTCGCTTACCATCGCCCCGCAGGGGAACAACGTGCCCAGCGTGGGGACGGTGACCTTTGCCCGCGATGGCGTGGCGTTACTGACGCTCCCGCAGTGTGCCGTCGATGCAGCGACCGTGCAGAGAAACACGGGCGGCCAGATCGTTCAGCTAACCTTGATGGATCGGCGGTGGAAGTGGCGGTTCGCGGGCTTGGTCTCGGGTCACTATAACCAGCGGGATGCCGACTCGAAGCTGATCGAAGTGACCACCAAGACCCGGCGGCAACTGATCGAAATCTGCCTGCAGGCGATGGGCGAGACCTGCGGCGGGCTCGACCTGCTGCCGACTGACAATCCCGAAGTCGATTGGCTGGCCAACAATCCCGCGAGCGAGTTCGCCGACCTGCTCGCTGGGGCGGGGCTGGAACTCGTGATGAAGACCAACGGCAGCATCACAATCGTTCGCCCAGGCGGCGGGGCACTGCTCCCGGTCAATGACCTGCTCGTCGATGCTCAACAGACGGTGAACCCTCCCGAGGTGCCGTCGATCATTCGGGCGGTGGGTGGGCGGACGGAGATCGAGGGACGGTTGCCACTCGAGGCAGTCGGGCGGGACACGGATGGAACGTGGAAGCCAATCGACGAACTCTCTTACAGGCCGGCAGCCGGCTGGGGACGGATTGACGCGTTCTTTCTCGCGATCACCGATCCGGTGAAACGCAAGCTGGCCCAAGAGACCGTATTCCGTTGCTATCGCATCAAGAGCGAGGGAATCCCGGTCCCTCCCAGCTTCGACCCCGTGACGAATCGGCGGCAGATCCTCCCGCTGATCGACCGCAGACTCTCGACCTACACCGACGAGAACGGGGAGCGGCGACCGAACCCATCGCGGACTGTGGGGATCTACTGGATTCACAACGTCGGCGAACCGACCAACAGCAGCTTCGGGGCGAATTACCTCTGCTTCGCGAAGCACCAATTAGACACCGACGAAGGGATTGTGACCTTCGATCGCGAGGTCAAAAAATGGGACGCTGTGGGGAAGAAGTTCGGCCCGGCGGAAATGTTCCTTGATTGCGTCTATCCAGTCGCCTCGCCCTCAACCTGGGCTTACCATCACTCCTACTACGACTACCCAATTGCAGGGGGAAGCGGGGGAATCGATGTGATCAAGCCAGACAATACGCTGGCCTACCTCTGGGAGCAGCGTCGGGCCAACCCCGAGTCGCAGACGTTCAACTGGATCTTGAAGAAGAGCGAAGTCGAGATGCTCGAAGCCCTCGCCAAGTATGCGCAGGGTCGGGCGGCAGGCTACCCGATTGAACTGGCCACGCAGGGCCGATACGCTGGGATCGTTCAGATCGAACCAGACGGCGCGATTGAGCAGGTGACATGGGACATTGGCCCGCCGACGTTCACGACTGCATCGCGGAACGGGGAGCACTCCAGCTACATTCCCCCGAAGCGTCAGCGGAACATTCTCAGAGACATCGTGGCAGCCCAGCGGCGGGGGCAACTGAGGCAGCCCGTGAAGGGCGTGCGTGGCAACAGGGGAAGGGATGACTGATGGACCGGGAGCCACTGCCGCAGTTCTTTGACGCGTCGTGGGAGGCGTTCAAGAACAACTCCTCGGAGACGATCCCCGCCCATTCCGTGATGCGGATTCAGGGCGTGACTTCGGCATCGGGTCGCCTTGTTTATTTGATGGGCAAGCCCAACACCTACGGGTCGTATTGGGAGCATCGCATCAGCGGCCCGCATGATGTTGCGGCGGGTGGATATGGCATCTGCCGAATCAACGGCATCTGTGCTGCGGTCAACGACACAAGCGCGGGCAACCCATACAACGGCGAGCTTTGGGGGCCGCGCGATGGGTCGTGGAAGCTGTGGCGAGATACTCCCGGCTGGCGAGTTCTGGAGAGCAGTTCAGCGGGTCTCGTCTATGTCGCACATCAACCGCAACAGACCCTCGTCGGGAAGACAGACGGAGCCCACAACAAGGCAGCGACAGGAACGGTGTCGATTTACTGGAGCAGCACGGGAAGTGGCAGCTTGACAGATACGACAGTCAACGTCTCGGCGTACAACCGCTATGGCAACGTCGAGGCGAGCAAGTTTGTGACGCTGAACTACAACGGATGGGGCTGGGAAATCATCGCGGCAGAATGCGGGGCGTGAGTCATGTTCAACGGACAGGCCGGGTGTTTCTGTTGCGCTGATCCTCCAGACCCTCCTCCTCCGTGCGAGGTGTGCGAAGCGTGTATTGGAGAGCAGGCTGGAGACTGTGCCAATAAGGTCTGCCCGTCGTTTGTGATTGAGGTAGAGGGATTCGCGAACACAACGACTCTGGAGAACTGCCCGGGCTATACCGCAACTGGCACGGCATGCGGGGCATATAACGGGACGTTCATCCTAGAGAAGGTGTCGGACTGCCTCTATCGCAGTGACTCATTTGTCGCAACTGTGCCGATTCACACGCTCCTAAATGGGCGGCAGTGCTACGAGTGCGAAAACGTCGAGGTGTTCTACCAGATTCGTTTCTATACCGAACTGTCAGGCTCTACGACCGTTTCGCGGATGGAGCTTACAATTCACCGAGTGGCGGACGCTCCCGCTTACTTCGCACGGGCGCACATCGCGGCAGAATTTTGCCCGCCTGCTCCACCGGGAATTGGGTCTCTATTTCAAGACGGGCTAACCCTGCTTTGGCCTTCGTCAATGTGCAACGATGAGGCATTGCAGCAATACGAAGACAGTGAGTTTAACCCGGCGCGATTCGTGACATACCTTGCACGATCATATTCGTTTCAGTCGGGGCTCTTCAGTCGTGGGCGGACTCTATACGGAGAAGCCCAGACAGCCACAGCGTTCGCGTTCCTTGGGCACACAGACCTAGAAGGTGGAAGGTCACAATATCGACGAGCAGGCTACGAGCCATTGGCATTGGATGAATGCGGAGGAGTGAAGACAGAATTTATCGAACCGGATCAAGGCGAGACATTCGAGTCTGCGCAACAAGTTGTCTTGTCCCCTCACTGGGTCTGCTGCAAGGATGAGTCGTTCGACTGCGATCTTGTGCGCGATGAACTCGCCAAGGGCGTGCGAGATTTGCAAGCAATTCCCCTCCTGCGGATCGTCGATATCCGGTGTGGCACATGAGCGAGAACGCCTGCGACTTTCCCCGCAACCATCCCCACCGCGTCGATCAGTTCGAGACGCGGACCTGCCGACGATGCGGGCGGAAGGTCAAAGCCCGGCTGTTCCCGGTGCGTGCCAAGTGCGCGAAGAAGCGGGTGTTCGGCCTCGGGGATATCACCGCCTGGGCAATCAAGGCTTGCACGCTCGGGCGGGTCAAGCAGAAGCCCGGCTGTGGATGCTCAAAGCGGCAGGCGACGATGAACCGCTGGTGGTCCTGGTGGCAATAAAAAACCCCCCGAGGTGTGAGACCCGGGGGGCTTCGAGCCAGGAGTGGCAGGCTCTCTCCGCTCGTTCGGCTGTGGTGCAGGTGATGTTACCCGCCGGTGCCTTGAACGCCACGAGCAAGCGACCCCGAAGGATCAGGCAGGAGCCGCCCGACAACCACTTTGACGGCTCCCCGGACAGCCGGATGGCCAAGTCTACTCCCAATCAGCGAACGAATCTACGCTGCCTCTGAGGCCCGCCACGAAGGCCCGGACGGCGAGGAGGACTAGAACGCCATTGACGGCGGCGACGACGGCTAGAAAGGCGATTGCGGCGGTTTGCATGGGAACTCCGTTAGAGGTGATGGGGCGCATGAAAAACCCCCGACAGCGTGGCGGCTGCCGGGGGCTCGTGACATCCCTGTCACTGGGGGGCTTCGTGCCCAATGATCTCCTCCCGCACGATCTCCACGGCGGGCGGTGCGGTGATCCCGATCCGCACGTCATTCGCGGAGATGCGGTTGACCTCCACCCAGATCTCGATTCCGTTCACCGTCAGGCGAATCCGTTCGCCGAGTTTCCGTCCTAGAATCAGCATCCTTGCGTCTCCATCCTTGGCATCCGTGGTTTGAAACACCGGCGACATTGTACCGGAGCAGTGATCTGGAGCAACCCGGAAAAATTCCCATTTTGTCTCTTGCCAATGCTTCCGCATGCCGATATATTTAGACCATCGGGACGCGACTGACGCAGACCGGCAACCCAAACAAGGACGAGAACGATGAAGACTAAGCCAACTTGTCGGATGCAAGGCGACGTGTTTCTGGTGGCTAACTGTGGCAATGTCACTCAGGTCAAGGTGGATGACGCAATCAGGATGTCCAAGGCCCTCGCCAAGGTGTGCCACT